CTAATTAAACGTTACGTCTTGGATATAAGCATCAAAAAACTTATCTTTAGTACCTTTTGGTTTCGTTAAATCAGTGTTTACTTCGATCTTGTTGAAAATGGTGTAAATGTATTCTTTCTTTTCTTCATCATCGATGTATTCCCAGGCTTCTGCAAGTCCTGCTAATTCTGTCACTCTTGGGATTCCTGAGAGTGACTTTTGATTATTAGCGATTCGTTGCCTAGCTTCTTGTTCCGCGACATCTTCCTCGGCCATCTTTCGGCGAATGTCTTCCTTTGATATCAATCCTTCAACAAACATATACTGCCACTTTTCTCGACGGTCTGCTACCTTTAATAGATCCCGTTTAGCCTTATCTATTTCAGTTGTCTTTTTTCCTTCATCTGCAATCATTTCTAATGATGCCGATTTTAATTTGTCCGTGTCTTCCTGCACCTTGTTGATATATTCCATTATTAAGTGCTCAACATGACTTTGCCTGAACATTGGCAAATCGCACTTATTGCTATGATGTTTATTAGAACAAATATAGTGAGGCGTTCTTACGACACCCCTTGATGTTGTACGTCTTGTTGATAGATGCCCAAACATAGCTCCACCACATCTGCCGCATCGCAAAACACCGCTAAACCAATATATTTTAATTTTACTGTATCCACTATGGGTTTTTCGTTTCATAAACTGTTTAGTCTCTTCGTATTCTTCATCGGTAAATATGGGAACGTGGCTCCCTTTTCCGTAAACACATTTCACTCTTTCGCTTTTCCTAGTGTTAACGTAAAGTCCTTCGGGTGTCTTTGATCCCATTCTAATAATCCCAGCATAAAAAGGATTCTCCAGCGTGTAACCTACAGTAGCACTCGTCCATTCACTTTCACGCCTTAATTTACCTTCACGAGACATTCTAACTGCGATAGTTTTATAACCCATACCACTCATATACAAATCACGAATCTCTCTGATTTGTTCAGCCTCTTCAGGAATTAATACGCCTTCTTGTGTGTAACCGTATGGCAATATTCCTCCAGGGCGGCGGCCCTCGGCTACCATTTGTTCCACTCCAAAACGTATACGCTCTGATATGGTCCCACGTTCCCATTCAGCCATTGCACCAACAAGCGTGATGAAGAACCTACCCATAGCAGTAGTGGTCTCAAAAATCTCTGTAGCTGATTTAAACTTAACTCCATATCTATCAAACGTATTTAAAAGTCCGTGTAAATCTCCAACGGATCGAGTCAGACGGTCAAGCTTATATACTAAGATAACCTCAAACTTTTTTTCTTCCATATCTTCCATCATGCGCATCATGGCCGGGCGTTTAAGATCCTTGGCCGAATAACCATCATCGATGTAAGTGTCAAAAACTTTCCAATCCTGAGAATCTGCATAACTATTAAGACGTGTACGTTGTCCTTCAATAGAGAATCCGTCTTCAACTTGCATATCAGTCGAGACACGAATGTATATGGCCACTTTTATTTTTCCGATAGGTGTTTCATCTGCCTTAGCTACCACATGATCACTCCTTATCTGTATGTATGTATTGTAGGGGAGGGGTAACAAAAAGACCATACTTGATTAATAGTGTTCTATTTATGAGTGTAATCTACTGTATTATGTAAAACTTATGTATAAAATCAATTTCAAGCATTTTTATTCAATTTTTTACCGCTATTAATTACTAATATATCCATGGTAAAATTTGCTCATAAAGGAAGGAGGTATGACGAGAAGTACGCGACTTGTTGTACTTTTTCACGGGTCGGAGCAGCTTACGCCACTCAAGCCTACTCACGTACAAATTCATAGAGATCATCCATCGAACATTTCACGGCTTTGGAAATTGTCATTGCTGTAGACAATGACATGATTCTTCGATTGGTTACATAATCCGAGATTTGCGACTTACTTATACCAGTCACATCACTTAACCATTGCTGTGATTTACCGATTTCTCTGAGCCTTCGCGCGAGTAGGCATCGACCTGGATAGTAACCCATGATCGCGCCTCGCAATTCTTACAATTATTTACCTTGATTAAGAACGTTTGTTCGCTTATTATTGACTTACTAAAACATCAAGAGAACGGAGCCATGCTATGTCTGACGATGATATTAACAAAATGATACTTGAGGCGAGCAAGAAAGAGCTCACATCACTTGTCGAGGTAGCTAAGTCAGCCTGTATGCACGCTTTAAAAGAAGCAATAACTAATCATTTAGAACTAATCGAAAATTAATAGTTATGCTGGGCGCCCAGCTGTCTAATCATTTTTAAATGTCTTCAATAGATCTTCAATAATCTTTCTTTTATCTTCAGGTAGTTTTAGTATTTCTTCCGCTATTTTCAACTTTGACTCATGTATTTCATCTTGTTTTGATTTTTTCTTATTACTAGACTTCGTTAAATCATCGATGTAAATTTCATATAACTCAGAAATTTTATTCAGCATTTCCAAATCAGGTTCTCTCGTTCCATACTCCCAATTTGCATATGTGCTGCTTCTCTTCAATCCGAGTTTCTTGGCCACAAATACTTGAGACCATCCTCTTTTTTCGCGTTCTTCTCTTAGGCGATCCCCTAAAATAGACATTACGCACCTCCCAATTCTATATATTATCACCATTACACAAAAAAAATAATTAATTACACGATAAGTGTCTTGACTTACACGTTATGAGTATGTATTATTTAGTTATGAGTTACACGAAACGAGTAAGGTGGTGATGAAATGAGACACAAACTTAGACAGTTAAGAGTAGATCGTGGAATAAGCCAAACGTTCCTTGCAAAAAAATTGGGTTTCAAATACTCAAGTGGATACAGCAATATTGAATATGGAACTAATAGATTAAGTTATGAATACGCAGTGATAATTGCTGATGCCTTATGTGTAGATGTAAAAGATTTAAATGAAGAAAACACGAGTTTTTTTGAAGAAAAGTTACACATAACGTGTAACAAACAATCAGCTTAATTTCAATCCATATATACAATTCAATTTTACACAACTAATAACCTTCTCAAAAGGGATAAATTTACACAGGAGGAACACACATGCCCAAACAAAAGGTGTTTAATCCAGGAATGTCACAAAAAACATGGGACAAGCTGCACAAAATGCTGGCAGCAACAAACATTAAATATAGCACAGAGATCCAACAAGGAAGAATGAAGGAGGAGAAGAAAGTTGGCTAAAAAACAGGAAGAGGTAAGAAGACTGGCATCAGTGTACGCATTCAAAGCACCGGACAAGCCCAAACGTGAAACGCGCATATTCACACCAACCTGTGGATGCGGCGCTGAAGCAGAGTGGGAGGTATACGACACCTTACAGCCACATTGTACACGTCACAAGAACGAAGCCATGACCAGCACCATCAAGCCATTTGTGAGACCGATCGGAGGGTTTGACGATGCAAGTTAAGTACCCACCACCAGCACCATCAATTCAATTTTACTTCACAACCGAATGTGGGCGTAACTTCCAGTGGGCTGCGGTAAGCATGGATAGCCTTCTCAGGGAAGTTACAGAAAAGGGACTACGTATTAAAGAGGTTCGCACCATGGAGGAACAAAAAGCCCTTGAAGCATCAATAGAATTGGGTAAAGCCTACATCGAAAGAGAGCTGAAAGAATCTGCTTAAAACGGTACTGGACATAATCGAACATTACGGGAAGGGAGGAAAGGAGGATGATAAAACCGACAGACCCATGGACGTTCATACGTCTGGCGAAGATGGCGAAGGAGAGAGGTAAGTTGACAGGACCATTGTACGTGGTATACGCGCTTAACTTCATTAAAGCCAAAAGACGCATAGAAGCAGCCACTGCAATGGCTGCCCGAGAAAAGCTATTCGAAAATTAATGTACGTCCATTTTAGCACGAATTAGGGAGGAATGACAGTGAGTAATTGGGATGAAGCAATGGAACACATAGCGCAACTTGAGACGGAAAACGCCGAGTTACAACGCGAACTAGCTGAAGCAAATGACTACATCGAGCATTACGAGGATCAGTTCAGATGAAGACGCAGGATGAACGCATCCGGTACGTGATTCAACATAAGGATGGAACGTTCCTGAATGTCCGTGGAGAGCGCAAATCAGACTTTATGACCGTAGATCGCTGGGTAAATGTAGAGGACGTAGACGCGTTCCTACATGGGTATTACGCGCCGGAGAAACCAGAGGATTACCACGCACAGCCAGTACGGATCACATATGAGTTGGAGGTGTCAGAATGAGTGAACTCAATCTTTACCAAAAGATTGTTCAGGTACGCATGATCGCTGAAGGATTCAGCAAAGACAAATCAAGCTTCAACTATTCATACGTCTCAGGAAACCAAGTACTAGGCAAGATCAAAGACAAAATGAATGAGCTTAATTTGCTACTATTTCCATCGACTAAAGTTGGTGAGCACCACACACACGCTTATAAAACTGCTAAAGGTAAGGACGTTCTGGACTTCGTGGTGAAAGGAGAAATGTCTTATACATGGATCAACGGAGACAAACCGGAAGAGCGCGAAACGGTCACATGGGCTTATTACGGACAACAAGACGAAATATCTAAGGCATATGGGTCAGCACTAACTTATTCAGAACGTTACTACCTGCTGAAAAGTCTTGGTCTTCCTACAGATGAAGATGATCCTGATGCTAAGCAACAACCAGTGCAACAGAATCAGCAGCATAGACAGGCTACAACGCCACCTGTACCGCCAAATACACAAACCCAATCAAATACACCAGCAACACAACAGAATAGCTCTAGCACAACCACAGGACCGCAAGGGTTGATAAGCACTGCACAGATAGGATATTGCCAGAAACTTAAGAAGGACAAAGGAATTAACGAAGACGATTTTCGCCGCATGATATCAGAAATCGGAGGTCGTGAGAGCATCAAGGAACTAACGAAGAAGGAAGCAAGTGAGTTTATCAATCTCCTGAATAACTATCAGAAGGGAGCATAAACGATGCAGAAAAAGAAGAAAAAGGAGCCTGCCCCGTGGAGGGCGGGAATCCTTGATCACCATAAGCGTGGCGGACTCACTCAAAAGCAGATGGGCGACATATCACCGCAAGTACGCAAAGAGGTACGCGAACGATCAAAAGGTATATGCGAGCTCAGGCTTAAATGTACAGGAGCTAGAGCAGTCCAACAAGCGCACATAACCGGACGTAAGCAGTTAACACACAAGACTACAGCAGAAGACCTGAGAGACGCTTGTGTAGCGTGTCATATCTATATTGATGAAACACCGGAAGGTATCAGATATAAACGCCAGCTAAGAGAGGGCGCTTAAATGGTGAGTTAACGGAGTTTACGAAGCCACCCACGCGCGCGTGGAGTTATAAGGAGGAAGCATAGATGAGTAGAGATATTAAGTTTAGAGCTTGGTTTCGCGATTGGGATAAAAAACTTGGAGAAATGCTGTATGACAGTGAGGGTGAATATCCGGACGTTTCAAACAGTGAGTTCATAAAGGTGGTTCATGATGGGGTTTTGTATGCAGATGCACCAGACATGGGTTACTACGGCGGTGGTGATTGGTCATACAGAACTGGTGAGCACGAGATCATGCAATACACCGGACTGAAAGATAAGAACGGTAAGGAGATTTATGAAGGTGATATTTGCACAGCAGAACAAATGTTATTCCCTCTTTACGGCACGCGCACCGGAATTGTGAAGTTCATTGATGGGGCGTTCTTACTCGAAGATTTAGACGGTAAAGACGGAGGTCTTCTGTTCAGCGAAACAGCAGAAACAAAGATCATTGGCAACATCTACGAGAACCCGGAGCTAATCCATGGAACGTAACCGTGTTATCCAACAAATGGACAAGCACCTAGAAGTCTGCAAAACGTGCTCATTGAAACTGGACAAGCGATGGGCACACCCATCCTATAACCGGTTGCAAAGCATCTGCAAAAACGAGTGTCCTACAGGCAAGGAGCTACAAAAGATTGCTGATGATCTCGATCAGATCGTGAAGGATAAACGCAAAAAGAAGGGGATGATCGCATGACCAGTGCAGATTATGAAAAGTTGGCTCGACGTGAGATATCGGAGAACGGCAATGTATCACCTTCACTCGCCATCAAGATGCTGATACACATGAAATCTCTTGAAACACCAAGAGTGCAGATTGATAAGCGGCTGCTGGATCGGAGCTATGGATTCAAGGCATACAGAGAGAGGAAAGTGAGCGCATGAAAGCAGAGATTGCAATGTGGAAAGAGTTCATCACCGTATATACCACAGCCTTAGCAGAGGCAGAGAAATACGGTGATGTGGGTGGGATCGAGTGGAATACACACATGATCCACTTTTACACGGAGAAGATTGATGAAGCTGAGAAGTTGAGCGCTTAATCTTTGACGTATTCCAAAATATCAGATACTTCACAGTTGAAATAATTACACAACTTATTAAGGGTGTCATAGTCGATGCCCTTTCCTTCACCATCATAAAGCTTAGCAAGTGTCTTACGAGTGATATTCGTTTCCTTTTCTAGAGCTGCAAAACTTTTTACTTTATTTAGTCCCATCAACTCAGATAATTTCACTTTTATCATATCTATCACCGTTCCTTTGATCAATTAATTCTATCATAAACTTTATTACGCAAAAATATATGATTCAATATCAAACTGAGTACTACTGTACACATTATGGGTATTATAGTACACTGTAGTTATAGGAGGTGCACGAACATGCTAGTTAATGTAAAACAGATCGGAAATCGTCTTGGAGTTAGCAGAGGCACCATATTCCGTCTCATGAGAGAAGGGATGCCACACAAGAAACTCACACCACGCACCCTTCGATTCGATGAAGACGAAGTTCTTGAGTGGGTAGAGAAAATTCAGAAAAAGGCAGTTTAGGTGGTGTCTACATGGGAGGCTGGATAAAGCTTTACAGACAGATTCAAGATAGCCCGTTGTACAGACAGCTAAACAGTAAACAAAGAGATGTAATGATCAACGTTCTATTGATGGCTAATCACAAGGAAAACGAATGGGTGTTTAAGGGTGAAACCTTCAAAGTTAAGCCCGGGCAGTTCATCACTTCACTCGATGGAATTAAAGAAAAATGCGCTTCAGATGTCACGATTCAGAATATAAGGACTTGCTTGTTGAAATTAGAAAAGAGTGATTTTTTAACAAATGAATCAACAAACAAAAACAGGCTTATAACCGTTGTAAACTGGGACATTTATCAGGGTGATGATGAAGAACTAACAAGCAACTTAACAAGCAATCAACAAGCAACTAACAAGCAACTAACAACTAACAAGAATGTAAAGAAAGAAAAGAAAAAACATTATGCCGATAATATCACTCTCACAGAAAGCGAATATGAAAAACTTTGCGCTGAATATGGTAAGGATTTGGCTGATGGAAGTGTAAGTCACCTTTCTAGTTACAAGATTGAACAAGGTTATAAAACCAAGTCTGACTATCTGACGATTAAAAGATGGGTTATAGATGCAATAAAGAAAAAGGGATATACAAAGTCAATACCTTACCAACCAAAATTAGAAGAACCAACCCAAATAGATCCTTACTTGGAGGCAGAGTATGCAAAAAGAATGGGCAAGGACACTAGAAGCGCATGAGGAAGCGTTAGGAATATTCCTCAATGAACCAGAGTTGTTCAGAGAGTGCTTACCACTTTTAAAACCAGATTTATTTTTGGATTACGAATGGTTGTACCGTGTAATGCGAAACGTTGATGATTCAGAAGGTCTGACCTTCGCAGGAGTGGTGAGGTCGAAGGAGTGTCCAGTCGAACGGTTGGAAGATGTGAAGATGCTGAAAGAAACATTTTTTAACGAGAATAGACTACCTGCGTTAATAAAAGAAATGAAGCGTACACGGATCAAGCGCGACTTGTATGTTATCGGAACAGAAATGATATCTAAGCTAGGAACGAATGATGCAGACGATATACTTCGAGAAGTACAGAAAGAGATTATGTATCTGCAAACATCGGAAGGAGAGGACATTTCAGACACATCCGGAGACGTTGAAAAGTGGTTTCAGTACATCATGGAGATTGCCGAAGATCCCACAAAAGCTTTCGGGATGCTAACCGGACTAACTAAGATAGATTCCATACTAACCGGATTGCATCGGCAGCACTTTTCCGTACTAGGCGGTTACACAAGCATGGGTAAGACAGCGATTGTGATTGAGATGTTGCTTAGAATGAACGCCGCTGGATACAAATGTGCAATGTTCTCACTAGAGATGTCCAAGCGTGATCTTTATAACAGGATGATGTCCAGCCTCATGCAAGTTAATAGCAGAGATTTGAAGATGGGTCGTTTGCTGAAAGAACAGTATCAAAAAATACCAAACTTTAAAGAACAGTTAAAAAGCTTATACATTGACGATACTCGCGGACTTACTGCAGATCAGATATGCGATAAGATCAAATATCTGAAGCGTAAGCAAGGACTTGATTTTGTTGTAGTGGATTACATCCAAGATGTAGGGGAAACCGGAGAAACGAACGACAACGGCGGAAGTGCTATTGCGAGAATATGCAGGAAATTACGAAAGTCAGCACTTGATGATGATGTTCATGTGATGGGATTGTCGCAAGTATCCAGAGCAATCGCCTCGAGAGAGGACAAGCGTCCTAAGGTGAGTGACCTTGCAGGATCTACAGGAATAGAGACATCTGCAGACGTGATTATGCTTGCTTACCGAGACGAGTACTACAACCCAGACACAAACTATAAGGGAGTCGTTGAGATTGATATAGTGAAGCACCGCAACGGAGAGATTGGCAGGGCAAACCTAAGGTTTGATAAGACAACTCAAAAAATCAGCGATTACAGATAAGGAGGGCTCATGAACTGGGATGGAGTGTTCAGCCGATTGTCCAGGGGAGCATTAAAAAGTGGTGAAATCACCGAGGACGAATATCGGGAATTGCTTCTAGGCGGGGACGTGACCAGTAGATTAGGGAATATGATCGAGCTGTTAAGAGAGAAGAAACTAGTGCAACTGGTGAAAGGCGCGGAGTTCATTGATTCTATCACACCAGAAGATCGAAGGTATGACAAAGCTATTGAGAAGTACAACGGTATCTGCCAGTCGCTAGAGTACACACCAGAACAGATACAGTTAGATACCAATCCTACTTACCTAACGGTGTACACTGCACTCATAACACACTTAAATAAGCACGGCAGAACGATGAAATACGAGGAATTACGCAGGATGTTCCCGATGCTCACACCGCAACAAATCAACTGGGGAATGTGGGAGTGCGAAGACATAATCAGCCACGTGTTCAAAGAGGTGGAGGACAAACCAGCATAACGAAAGGAGCGTAACCCATGAGAATCCTATGTAGACTATTCGGCCACAAGTACGACTACAACATGCGTAGATGGCACAAACGGTGTAAGCGGTGTGGGAAGACGGCGTTGTAAGAAAAAAGTGAGGAGAGTGAAGATAATGGAGTGCAAAACATGTTGTGGTGAAGGCGGATTAATAGTTGATAATTTCGGTGACGTTCAATCCTTTGAATGTCCGGACTGTAAAGGAACTGGAGTGGGAGATCTAATCCAAGAGGTAAAGGAGATAATCGAAACGAAGCAACTGCTATTCCAATATGACAAAGAGTTGCATCTGTTAATTGGATTGGTTGACCGTCTAGAAATCGCAGAGAGACAAAGGGATGAAGCGGTAGAAGCACTAGGAAAATATGCAAAAGAAAAAAATTGGGGCGCTGACAATCACGGTTGTTCGAAAATATTCCACGAATGTGATTATGAAGGGTACGAACTTGCTGCTGAAACTCTTAAACGCATAAAAGGAGACTCACAGGCCGAAGGGCATCAATCGACCGAATCACCCAGCGTAGCGGCAGCCGAAACAGGTATAGGGGGTTCCTATGAGTAAACTAACAGAGATCAAAGAGGTTCTTTCTAAAATAACACAAGGTATATGGTGGCATTACCAAACTAACAACAGTGTGGTTGTAGATCCTAAAGATCCGATATTCATCAGAAAAACAGTTGCAGATTGCGGAAACTTTGACAATGCAAAATTCATAGCTAATGCACCTGAATACATCACTTACCTACTTTCTCTCCTAGAAGAAAAGGACAAAGCCCTACAGGAGATATGGCAAACTGAAGACTTTATCATTGGCAGTACGGCAGATTCTATGAGAAGACGAGCGTACGCTGCTTTGACATCATCTAACAACGAAGGAGAGACGATATGACACCAGAACGGATAGAAGAGATCAAACACATGATGGAAGAAGAATATGCAAGACCGAACGTAACGTTTAGCAGCCGATTCCTAGTATCAGCCCCACAAGCTATTGCAGACTTGCTGGCTGCTCTAGAAGAGGCACAACAAAAGGTTGAAGTCGCTAAAACAACAATCGAATCTTTTGGGCGAATCACAGACGATATGGAAGATGAATACAAGCTGCTGCAAATCAAGTACGGTGAGGCACAGCAGACCATAGCCCGACAACAGGAAAGTGAACGAGCCATCATATACGAAATATCAGAAATTCACAAAGAAGCTACCGCAGGGAATAGTGGCAGTCTGGAGAGAGCAGACACAGCACTCAATCGGATAATGCTTCTTAGTTCGAACCTATTAGCCCTAGGAAATAAGGAAGGGAGCGATCCCAATGAATAAAGTCTACTTCCCGAATCATTTGGTAGTCGAAATGCTGGGACTGTCACTAGACGTTGAAATAGTAGATGTTGACCTTGAGGGGTCAGAGGTGGTCTTTACGGTGGTTGAGGAAGGGAGCGACAAGGCATGAGCCAAGAAAAGCCAATCGTAATAACGGTTTTGGTCAAGGGTGGTGGATGCGACACTATAGGTATCCTGCCAAGTATGATCGGACCATTAGCAGAAGCAATTCGCAATAAAGGGTATGAGGTTGCTCATCTGCCTAGTAAGTCAATAGAGGTTGAAGGCATCCTAATAACGGGAAAAGGGATCGGTGAGCGAGTTATCATGCTCGGAATGGAGGGAGGCAAGGCATGATGATCTTCCTTTGTCTATGGATTGCTGGGTTATCAGGTTTTTACTGTGGGTACAAACAGGCTGAAATTAAGTACAAGCCAAGGGAGGGTAAGTCATGACACAGGTACAGAATAAGACAAACCAGCAGCTTAACATGGTGCTGGCAGAGTTGATGGGGTACACGGTAGATAAAGGGCGTCCCGGCAGAGTCCTAAAGGGAAACATGTCCTCAATGCCTACAGACTATTGTAATGACCCTGCTGCCAGCCTAGAGGTACAGGCAAAGGCTATAGAGGTAGATGCAGCGCTATATTTGAAAACTTTGTCAGCGAAGGTATACGGGACAACGTACGCCAATGTTGAAGAATATGACCTCATAGCACTCATTGAAGTTAAACTTCTATTACTCGCCAGCCCCCGAGAGAGGGCAGAGGCGGCATATATCACGCTTAGTAGTAAGCAGTAGACGCATATAGCGAAGGAGAGTTGATAGATTATGGAAATGAGTATTGAAGAAAAATTGAAACAAGTTTGCAAAGAAAACGGAGAAATCCAAATTGAGAACATTACGATGTCTCTTATGCTTGTTGATGTTGTACTACCTTATGATACATCTTCTGTAGAAATCGAACTTGAAGGAAATACAGATTCTGAGATTATTGAATCCTTTATTGAAAAAGTTAATGGTCGTATTGATGACATGATAAACGAACTTAATGACTGCAAGCTTGCCACACAAGACTAATGTTGCACAGTACGAAGATACAGGGACAGAGAGGGTTAATAGCCCTCTCTCCCACAAGGAGGATATAAGAGATGAAAAACGGAGATTATGTTAGGCATCAAAATTACGGTGACGGAGTTATATTCCTACTTAGAAACAGAACTGCACTCGTAGATTTTGACGAGCATGGTCTTGTAAGTGTTGCATTGAATTCCATTGAGGAGGTAAACCCCCAATGACACAAAGGGACTGGCAAAAGGATATGGATGGATGCGCAGGATTGCCACCAACACCTTGGGTATGGATTGAAAAGGAACATGGTGAGTGGTTTAAAGATTCTGAGGGGAAGACAGTGATTGGCGGTGAGGTTTCATTCTGGGATTGGACAGGTGGCAATGTCGAAGTTGAAAAATTGTTCCGGTTCTTTCTGAACTCCCCTGAAGCCCTTCCCTACTGGCTCCAAGAAGCCAGAGAGCGCGGAGAACGGGAGCAACGACTGATAGAGGCTATAAAGAAAGCGCAGGAGCGATTCAAACACGGGAATGTCATTATGGCACTTATTGAGGGCAGCATGATCCTTACAGACGCACTTGACACCCTTTACCCAGATACCCCAGCACCGAAGGAGGGCGAATCGGATGCAAGTCTCGATTAATGTGATATGCGAATGCGGAGCGAAGATGACAGTAACGCCTCCAGCAGCCATCCATAAGTCACAGAAAAAGTTTGATATGAACTGCTGGTACTGCGAGGGGCTGATAGGTTCGTTTGCAGTAAATATCGGCAGATCAGTTGAGGAAGGAGATAACCAATGACACTCACAAGGGAAGGCGAACACCACGTAAAAATATTTCCGCACTACTACGAAGACGTGAGGTCGGGAATCAAAAAATTTGAAATCCGCAAGGATGACCGGGATTACAGAGTTGGCGATGAGTTGTACCTCAATGAATTTGACCCTGAGTTGAACGACACTACCGGAAGATACCTTTCAACCAGAATCATTTACTTAGTCGGAGATCCGCAGTATTGCAAAAAGGGATATGTGGTACTTGGAATTGATGAGGTACAAGAGCACATAGGGTGATTTCTGGCCGCTAGGCCTCCGATTCGACCGCATTACTTAGCGACAGCGGAGGCCGCAGGGCTGGATGAACTTATAAGGGGGCTGAGACACATGAAAGAACATTTTGACGATGGCGAAAAAGTTAGGTTAAAGGAAACGGGTGAAACCGTGACAATAGATCAATGGTCCATCGTAAGAGTCACAAAGCAAATCCAGCGATATACCTATAGTCTCAAGGAAAAGCCGGGAACATTTTTCTACCACCGAGAAATCGAAAAATTATAAGTAGGGGGCTGAGACCCCAATCAAAGGAGACGATCAATTATGAGTAGTGGAATCAAACGTCATCGTCGTATATCCCCTATGCCAGTAGTATCCTCATTCCCGCCACCTAATCGTGAGACGGTACACAGTGAAGTCACCACATGGAAAATGACAGCAGAGGATTGGGAGAAGTACGGACCGCTCAATCCAACGCCACGGAATAAGAACCACTACATGTCAGGCAAGAAAGGTGGGAAGAAGAATGAAAAGCAAGTACGGGGCGAAAAAGACGCAAGTTGACGAGATAGTTTTCGATTCACGCGCTGAAGCCAAGAGGTACCGTGAATTAATGCTCCTGAAACGCGCTGGTGAGGTCATAGAGGTCGAGTTACAGCCATCATACGTATTAATTCCCGGATTCAAGCACAAAGCCACAGGCAAGCGCGTACAGCCTATCACATACAAAGCAGACTTTTTAGTAACTTATGCAGATGGCCATCAAGAGATTGAGGATGTGAAAGGGATGAAGACTCCTGTCTACTCACTTAAGAAAAAGTTATTCATGCACGCTTATCCAGACCTACAGATACGAGAGATAAGCGCATGATGGCGGCATGGATCAACATAGGTGAGTCTTATGAGCTTGTGAGCGAATACGGAGCCCATGTAGGCACTCTTATAACGTTGGACAAGCAAATACATCACCGCAACTTAAAGTCGCTATATGAGCCTCCTATTGGGTTTAGAGTAGATAAGTTTAAATTCGTGGAAAAGAGACTCGTGAAGAGAATATCAGCGTGAAATAAAGTTGAAGAAAAACGAAGAATTCAAGAGATAATAGTACAATAATGGTAGTAAATATAGTATAATATAGGTAATATCAAAACATTTGGACGAAAAGAGGGGTATTCGTGGAAATATCGGAATTTCAAACTAAAATTGAGCAGTTGCAATATGAGTTGAACATCGAGAATCAGCGCGGCGGACTAAAGGATGCAGCTAAGGTTGAGCGGTTGGAAGCGCAAATTGCGGAACTGACCGCAGAACTGGAAAAGCCAGAGGTGGATCCGGTAATTGCCCGTGGAGAAGAAGAAATTGCACTTTTCGGAGTTCCCCTTGGCGCATACTTCGCAACTATTGCAGATCATGTGGCTGTGAGATCAGTGGTTATACCAGCGTTTCGACAATTAATCAATGAAAAGAAAGATCTCGAAGATGGATATCACAAACTTAGCGAGACTTCAGAGGCAGAGTCACAAAGGCTGAATGAAGTTATCGAAGCAAGAGATACAGAAATAGCGACCCTTAAAGCAGCATTATATGAGTCTAAATTGCAGGCGGAAGATAACGCCTCAAAACGTGACAATGTATATAGTGAACTGCTTGAAGCCAAGAAAACGATTGATGAATTGAATGCCAAGATTGCTGCATCTACTGTAACCAAAGAGCAGATCAGAACAAATCTTGATGGTGCGGCAGTAGTCAAAAAGGTGAAACGTGTCATTTACGACGTGGTTTACACGGGTAAATGGAATGAGAAATTCACTGCAAAATATGCTGATACAGATGAATCATTTGAGGATTATACCTTATACAAAGACACAAAATATCAGGAGGTACAAGCCGAAGAGGCTGCCACATTTCGGACTGAGTTTCTCGCCAAGCAAGAACAAGAACGTAATCATGAGGATATGGCACAACATAGCAGTGTGGAGGACGAGCCAGTAACGGTTCCAGCCTTTCGTGAAGAAGATACCAACAGCACAGAGCATAGATTGGCTGAAGGCACATCAAACGTGGCTGGATCGTCAGTTACGAGAGAAGAATTCGAAGCGCTTAAAAGCACAGTGAAACGGCTGGAGAGCGAAGTGTTTACAGTGAGGGAGGTAGCTTAGGCTACCTTTTCTCCCTCATGAAAATAGGAGATAGAGTACGTCATAAGTCGGGTAGTAAGGGCATAGTAAAGAGAATTTCAGATCCATGGATTTTCGTTGCGTTGGATGGAATGAACGTAGCTATACCGTACAGTGCAAGTAGCCTTGAAGTAATCGAAGAGGAATAAAAAGTTATCTATAGGGGGGATATACATGAGTTGGAAGGAATCGTACAACGACATTTGCAGCGAACTCCGAATCGTGCAGATCCACGAAATGGAGATCAGACGACGGGTAGAGTTGGCACACAGTGTAATGTCCAGCGGTAAAATACAGTCGTCAGGTAGTTACTGCCACATACCTTTCGACAAAGGGGTCGAGAAGTTTAATGAGGCAGTAATAGAATTAGAAATCGTTCAATTGGAAGTTGATCGTATACAAGGAATCAAGAACGCCATGGAACAAGAGATGGTGAAGTTTGAAGGACTGGCAAATGTAGTAATGTACAAACGTATTGTTGAGAACAAAACATACCGTGATATGGCGCCAGAGTTGGGATATAGTGAAGGTTACTTGCGTAGGTACATGAGCCAAAGAGGTAACAAAGAGGTAACACAAAGTACAAAAGCATCGTGATAATATGTAAGTATGAGGAATTGGCATTCGGTAGCGCGCGAACCGCCCCTAAGTGCTGATTCCTCGTGATCCTAGCAATCACTCTCTTACTTGGACTTGGCGCTGAGAAATCGGCGCTCCTTTTAGCAACAACCGCACACTACGAAGGTGACAGACTCGCTCCTAGTGGGGGTGCGGAAATGCATATAGATGCGATTGCATCAAACGTAAGAGTGACGGTAAACGCCGTTGCTCTTTTTTGTGTTTTACGATCTGCATCGATACGACCGAAATACTAAGCGAAGCGAGGCCGGATAAGGGTGAAGCAATCAGACCGATGGATATACCTCTTATACACATCAATGTTTATAGCATACACAGGGATCATTTATTTAACTTACTACTAGAGGTGAGAGAATGGATCATGCATGCCAAGAGAATAGCACCTTAAAACGTATGGGTGAGTGCAAGGTATTCAAAGAAGATGAAGAGTGGGTCATGACAGTAGATGATGGTGGATCATACATGTACCCGATGTACTGCCCATTCTGTGGGACTAAATTGGAGTGAGGTGAAAACAATGGCAGACTTGAGACCGCAGATTATGTTGTTTGTAACAGAGTACATCAAGAATGGTGGTAATGGCACAAATGCCGCGATAGCTGCCGGGTACAGTGAGAAATCAGCATACAGCCAAGCAAGTAGGTTGCTAAAAAGTGTTGAAGTTCAACAATATCTTAACAATACTCAACAAAGTATTAACAAAGACTTGCGCATGATGTTTGCTGAAGACGCTGTTAAGGCATATACAGTAATGCTTGAGGTGATGAACGACCCCTTAACACCGCCTAAGGATAGGCTAGTTGCTGCAAGGGATTTATTGGACAGAGCTGGTTATAAACCAGTTGATAAATTAGTTGCTGATGTACAAGGTGAGGTGACACACAATCATGAGTACCATATCGAACAACAAATCACATCAGACCCAGACAGTGCAGAATTACTTAAACAACTCTGGAAACGCCAAGCCAGTACCCTTGAAACGACAATTTGAGATACTCGCTAAGCATGACTTTAGTTTCTTTATGGACTATGACAGCGATGGGCGCGACGCTGATGGTAAACACTTAGATGTGTTGGATAAGGCGCTTATGGACGTTTCTGAGGGTAGGATAAAGCGACTTATAGTAACTATGCCTCCGCGTCATGGAAAGTCAGAGAGAGTGTCAAAGAAGTTCCCTGTATGGCACATTGGTAGATACCCAAACGATGAAATTATATTAGCTTCATATGCATTATCTCTTAGTAGGGATAACAACCGGATTGCCCGTGATACATTCATGGATAGATCGGGTATTTTTGGCGTTCAGATATCTGGAGCCAGACAATCAGCAGAATCATGGGGCATTGAGGGACATCGTGGAGGAGTAAATGCAGCTGGTGTTGGTGGTCCGATAACAGGTAAGGGTGCGAGAATAGCGATCATTGATGATCCGCTTAAGAATGCAGAGGAAGCAAATAGTGAGGTCACAAGAGAAAGCCTGTGGAGTTGGTATACGTCAACGCTGTACACACGCTTAACGCCTGATGGAAGAATCATTGTCGTTATGACACGGTGGCATGAAGATGATTTGGTAGGAAGGCTGCTAAAGAAAGAAGCCGATGAAATAAAAGATGGAACACATAAGGGCGAGCGTTGGACTGTAATCAACTTTCCTGCAATAGCTGAGGACAATGATTACTTAGGTCGTAAACCTGGAGAGGCGCTCTGGCCTGAGTTTGGCTTTGATACCCAGCGTCTTGAACAGATTAAGTCGGACGTTGGCTCGTATGTATTCAACTCTCTGTATCAACAAAGACCATCAGCTGCAGGAGGAACGATATTCAAGCGCCAGCACTTCAAATACTTCCGTGAGGAGGTACTGCATGTATCAGCACACTATCTACTCGTAGGAGAAAAACGATATGAGAAGAATGCATGTCGGATCTTCCAAACGGTGGATACAGCTAACAGTGAGAAGACTATAAATGACTTCTTCGTTGTTACTACCTTCTATGTCACGCCTGACAATGACATCCTGGTATACGACATATTCCGTACTCACATCACTGGACCAGACCAAAAGCCACTCATGAAAGAGATGAATTATCGTTACCGTCCGATATTCCAAGCGATTGAAGATAAGACGTTTGGAACGAACCTTATCCAAGAAATGAAGCGTGAGGGTATGACGGTCATGCCGATCAAGGTAGATAAGGACAAAGTAACTCGTAGCTTACCAATAGCTGCACGTTATGAGGCTGGTAAGGTATACCACAGAGAGGGCGCGCCGTGGCTGACTGATTTAGAAGATGAATTACTGAGCTTCCCACGCGGCAAGCATGATGATCAGGTGGATACACTTTCCATAGCTGGCGAGTTAGTTCATACCATCGTATATAACGACAAGCCGTGGTCAGCGATGCCAACAGGCGAGAAGAGACAACTATTCGATGAAGATGAAGACGATGTAAAATCTACCGCTAGAAGCTTTTGGGGGTGAACATATGGAACAAATCGTAATCATTGCGCTGTTGGCAGTGGTTTTTTTGTTGTTGTGCGCTATAGGCTATCTGCTACGTCTGAATGACCGTCTAACTGAAAAGGTGATGGCTAAAGACTACAAGGAGTACAAAGCATCAGAACAAAAGCCAGTGGTGTTTGCAGATGTGCCAAGACGTAAGCCGCAAAGCTGGGCTGATGATACGCATCTGCTTGAAGAACTTGGACAATAGGGGGTGATAACTTGGCAGGAAAAGTAAAGAAGCTGATTGAGGGTATCTTCGGTACGGATGATAGCGAGACGAAGGAACCGATCAATACACCAGAACAGCAGAAGATCGTTGACATGGTGATGCAGGACTTTGATGTATTCAAAGAAAATAGGCAGCAGATGGACGAACAATGGAGGCAGGAAGGACGCTTCTACAAAGGAGATCAATGGCATGGGTTACGTCCTGATCATATTAATAATCTGCGTCCTAGTAATGTTGACAATATCTTCGGTGCTCAGATTGATAGCATTGTTGGCAAGATTACTGGTTGGGATCCCTATCCAGACTTTGAAGCGCAAGAGGAATCAGATGAACAGAAAGCACAAGACCTAAATGACTTCATGCCATCGGAACTAAGGCAGATCGGTTTTGGTTCAAAGTATTACAGAGCCATCCACACGGCTGTGCTACATGGTCCGCTGATCTTCAAGGTAATCTATGACCCTACTGTCGAAGGCGGCAGAGGCATGAATCGTTTTGATGGACAGAACGACATCATCCCCGTGGACTTGGGTACATTCTTTCCTGATCCACGAGTGAGAGACTACATTTACCTACAAAAGATGGGTGCTGTGATTATCAAAACCCCAGAAACGTTGGAATACTTCCGTGAGAGATGGGAGAAGCAAGGGGCTAAGGTGCAGTCAGACATGGATGTGAACGATGTAGAGATATTCAATCACGCCATTGGTTCGGAAAGCAGTTTTAACTACACAGATTCTTACTTGGGACAGGATACCACAAACAATAAAGTGTCAGGACTCATTGAATACTGGTACCGTGGACTTCCTAAGATGGTTACAGCCGAGGATAAAGAGTTGTTTGAAGAATTAGCTACCACTCAGCTAAATGAGAATAAAGACCCGTCAGAGGCGCTAGCTAAGGCTGATGGAAAGATGGAAGGTGTTCACTGCATCTACGTTTCATCTGGAGGCGTGTTCTTGGAGCACAAGGCATATGTCTACGATCATGGTAAATACCCATTCAGCGCCCGTACATTGTTCCCTTTAGAGGGAAACATACACGGCAAGGGATTCGGTAGAGATATGATCAAGCCGCAAACGATGCTGAATAAGTTCACAGAGCTAGCTATTGAGACTATGAGTAAACAAGGTAACAGCGCCATCATGTATGAGGAAGGTTCTATTAACCGAGTAGCCACATGGCAGGATCAACGGTCAACAGCTGGAGCTATGCTTCCTACAGCAATGGGAGCGATAGCTGAGAATAGAATAAAAGAATTGCAAGGTGTAACTGTACCATCAACCGTGTTTAGTATGATTGATTACTATCTAAACATGCTCCAAAAGATACCTGGACAGTTTGATAGCGCCAATGGTCAGGCATCCAGCAACGTTACTAGTGGCGAGCAAGCAAAGGCATTGATTGCAGCAGCTAGTAATCGACTTAATCCCGTTACAGATGCTATCACGCAGGCTATGACAGAAGTATTCACATTGTATATTGAGCTGATAGCTCAGTTTTATACCACGGCCAGAGTAGCAAGAGTCACTGGACGTAAGGTGGAAGTGAGTCGAGACAGCTTAATTAGCGGAGTGCCTACAACGTTAACGAATAAGCTAGATGATGGAACAGAAGAGACGCTAGACCTTACTGAAGAGTATGTCCCTATCTTCGATATCAAGGTGAATATCTCAGCGGATAAACCCGTTGACCGAGATTATTGGATTGCCACAGCCAATAACCTAATCAAAACCATTGATCCACGTACTGGAATGCCAATGATAGACGCTAGAGCATTGCTGTACACTATTGAACATGGTCGTATGGAACCTATCAGTGTCATTGAGGAACGGATGAATGTAGAACTACAGAAACAGCAGGAATTGCAGGAATTGCAACAGCAAGCTGAACAACTTTCAGTAGAAAATCAACAGTTACAGCAGCAGGTTGGACAGGTTACACAGGAGCAACAAACTGTAAATCAGCAAGATAAAGAGTTTGACCAGTCCATGCAACAACAAAAGATGCAATTAGAAGCCGCTAAGGTGGCTGGATCACTCATTAAAGATACGAAACAATCAGCATAGTTAGGCCCTTCGCAGAGCAGCGTTGGGCCTTTTATATTGCTTTTACCTCGCTCCCACCCATAGGAGCCATTCGATAGGAGTGTTTGAACATGGAAAACGTGACCGAAAACGCCTCCCATAGCGAAGAGATCACACCGGAAGCCTCACCACAGGCTGCCACTGGAGTCAATGAAGCTTTAGAAATGTTTGGGATAGCACCTACTGAACCTGTCGCAGAAGCTGAGGAAGAATCTCCATCCATAGAGACTGAACCTGAGCCAGAACGCAAGGGCAGAACCTACAAGTACAACAAAGAAGATGTATTTGTCCCAGAAGATCAGGTGGACGAATATGCTCGAAAGGGTCTGAACTATGACAAGATCGAAGGTCGAGCCAAAGATTATGAAGCTGCATTGGAGCGCACGGCCAAGCTAAACGGTTTCTCTTCTCACAAAGAGTATCTTGAGAACCTAGACCGCTTGGAACAAGAAGCCATTCAACATAAAGAAGATAGTTTCCAATCCCTACGCCAAGCCATGGTAGATCAATACACTGAGGCTGGTTGGGATCCGCAACAGCTTGAAGACTTTCTTGATAACAACCCGTTGCTACAACAAGCAAAGGAAGTGCTAGACCGAGAAAAGGCGGCACAAGAAGCTGTAAAAGCTCAAGAGGTTCAGGCACAGCAACTGAAAGGTTGGGAAGACCTCTTTGCTAAATATCCGCACTTGGCTGAGGAAACTCCCGAAGAGGGTACAGCGTCATGGTACACGCCCGATATACAGGCGAAGATACAGCGCGGATATGACCCTATAGACGCTTATGAACTTGTTAATCGCGATGCAATTGCTGGAAATCAACGTAAGTTGGCTGAGCAAGACGTGCTTAAACAGCAACGTTTGAACAAACGGGCCGCAGTCTTAGGTAACACATCCGAAGATTTAGCTCCATCCGTTCCTAAGGAACTGTCAGATGCATTTGCACTATTTGGAATTGAACCACAAGCAGCACAAAAATACGTTAAAAAGTGAGGTAATCAACTATGCCAGCAGGATTTCAGTTTGTTTTCAATGATTACGGCTCAAACACCCACCACATCACCTCTATTATGGCTACCAATGCCGAAGCTTTTACTAAAGGCGAAGCAGTTAAATTAGCAGCAGGTCGATGGACAAAGGCTACAAATGGTGCTGCTATTGCAGGATTCGCTATGCAGAACCTTGCCGCAGGGACTAACCAGTTTCTTGATGTACAACTTGCACGTGAGGGTGATTGGTTCGAAGCCCCTTATACAGGTACCCCGGACGCTGCATTCATTGTTGGTTGTGAAGTTGCTGACGTTGCTGCTGACGGATTGTCTGTCCTAGCTTCTGACGTAACTGGCGGCATGTTCTCTGTGCTTGAAATCAACACCAACAAAGCAACATGCAAAGTCAAAGTCAAAAAACGGGTATTTTCATAAGAGAGGGGATAAAAAAACATGCAAACTGCACTAGCTTGGGACAAAATGGTACTTGAATCTGTTTTCCGCGAACTATATATACGTGAAATGACGAATAAAAAGGACTACATCCCGACCATGTTCGACGTTCAAAAGTCTGACAAAGCGACTGAAAGCGTTGAAATGATCGGCGGCGAGGGTTTAATGGAAGATTGGAAGTTCTCTAACAACCAAGTGAAGTATGAGGACGTTAACGAGTTATGGCAAAAGTATTTCACGCATGCCAAGTACTCTTTGGGTCGTGAAATTGACCGTGACTTCGTGGATGACCTAAAACTTACTTCTATCCGTGACCGTATTCGTGGCTTGGCTGATGCTGTTTACAAAACAGGTCAAATGCAAGGTGCACAATGGTTCAATAACGGAACAGCGACAACTGGAGCCATCGACTACCGTGGTCGCGTTTATAATGCTGCTCTTCCTGATGGACAAGCATTGTTCTCCACTGCTCATCCTTACAGCCCTACAAACAGTGTAGACGTTCAATCTAACCTGATTACAGACGCACTGTCTATTGATGCCTTTGACAAAGCGTTCGTTCAAATGCAGCAATGGAAAGATGATCGCGGCAACCTGATGGCAGCAATGGGAGACACGTTGTATGTATCCCCTGCACTTCGCCGTATCGCACTGCAAATCACAGGTCTTCCTAACGGACGTTATGATAACTTCGAACCGGGCAATGCTGATCACAACGCTAACGTGTACGCTGACGGAAGCATCAAGGTAGTTGTTAACCCGTTCTTCACAAACTCCACTCAATGGGTACTGGCTGACTCTACACGCATGAAAAATGCGATGAAGTGGTTCAACCGTCGTTTGCCTGAGACTGGATCTATCACTGACTTTGACACAGAAGTAGCGAAGTACAAAGTTGTAAAACGTTGCTCCTTCGGCACTATTGACTGGTCTTGGGGTATTGGTTCTACAGGTACAGGAGCATAGAGAAGGAGGTACGATATGTACGTATCAACGATCGGTATAAAAAAAACTAACCAAAAGCCTCAAAACCTTATTACTGACTTGTTTGTTGTTGATGCAACTATCGACCCTGCGAGTTTGGCAACGGTCACTGGAGCATTAACGGCAGCGATTACAGTTACTGGGGCTAAACTTGGCGATAGAGTTGAGGTTTTCCCTCCTGCTTATGATACTCAGGGTGTTATGTATCAAGGTGCTGTATCTGCTGCTAATGCAGTTAAGATATCATTTTTCAATCCGCTAGGAACTACAATTGATCTTGCGTCTGGTACGTGGACGATTCAAGTGATTAGGAAGTGAAGAAGATGCAAAAGGTAGGATTTGAAACCCAATCTTCGCAGCCGAAGAAAATTAAATATGTGACATTACAAAAGACAAACGAGAGTATGAACGCATCTGAAAAGGAAGGCGTTAATCTTTGGAACTTAATGGTCACAACCCTTCGCAATAATAATCTGATGGAGGACAAAAAGTAGGGGGCGCTTTGCTCCCTTTTTTTGTTTATTGAGGTGAAATGACATGTTTAGGTTAGAAATTGATGCTTTGAACGCGATTTATGAGCAGCAGCGTAAGACGAATGAGCTACTGCAGAAGTTAGTTCATCAGAAAGAATCTGAAACCAAACGCCCTGCCACAAGAAATAAAGGCGGTGAAACATGTTAGTTCAGGAGATTGTTGAGGAAATCATTGAAAAAATACCTGATAACACGATGCCTGTAGTCTCAATACTTCGTAAGATCACCCAGACAAGAGATAGACTACTTCGCAATCTAAGCCCTGCACAAAAGCAATCAGACGTGCTTAATCAGGCGTTTGATGTAACAGCAGGAACATTCTTCACAGACCTTGTATGCCCTCCTGGTAACGTCACAGAGGTAGCTATCCGCAATGCAATATACACCAATCAAACGTTTAATGATGATGCGCGAGACTGGCGTAGAATTCCCCTCAGGCAGTTTGATGAACATGAACACAGACCGTACTACTACTTCGTATCTGGTCAGATTGGGATACATCCACCACCGCTTTATGATACGTTCTACGGAATTAAGATATTTTACACAGCTGTACTAAGTCCATTAACAATGAATGATCTTAACAGTGGAAGTGGCTTCGATCCGAACTTTGATATGTTGCTGGTTTATGGTGTACTGAAGGACGTACTTCCAAACAACGGAGAGTTCCACGAGCGATATAATCAGTTATTTAAAGAATATAACTCTGCAACTAGCGGTTATGAACGATATGTTGTGAAGGGAAGATGGTGATTAAATGACAAATCAATACCCATGGAATTCTAACACCACACCACCTATAGCGTCACAGGACGATCCGCGCTATGAGACTCCGGGCGGTGCACAGCATAAAGTTGATACCCACGTGAATGTGACTAGTAATATTGCGGATAGAGCTGTCACACAGCCGAAGATAGCTAGAGGTGCTGTCGGAGCTAATCAAATTGATCCGGCGTTACTTGAGCATTACGGGGATATAGCAACAAATGCGAAGTTTGAGGTTATTGATGAACAGTTGGCGGATACTGGGGTGTCAACGCTTGGGGATCTGCATATGGTTTTCCAATACAACTATGAAAACGATCCTTCGAGGTTAAAGAGGCTTAAGGCTATGGGGATAAACACTGTTATATTGCCATATCATGTGGCCGCATGGCAGCGTGATATCGCCAGAGTCCAAGCTTTTATATCTCGTAATAATGAATATGGTTTGTACACTATTTTGGAAGCAGATACAGATAAACTAATAGGATCTTCATTTCAACAGGAATTGGATTTCCTTTCAAGCATGGACGATCTACCGGGATTGATTGGCTATTACACTCTTGATGAACCTGTGTGGAAAAACATCCCAATAGCTGATCAAATTTTGACTTATACTCGAATGAAAACTATCACATCGAAGAATATTTTCATTTCAGAGGTTCCTCTTCTGACAGGACGCGAAACAAGATTTCAAACATATTACACGCCAAAAAGCTATGATATGTATATTATCAATACTTATTATTCCCACTTGTCCGCTGAGGACATCGTGTCAAATATAGTTAAGTCAGTTACTAATTTTTACAGGTATGGATTAACCACCCCTAAAAATATCATTGCTAACTTTCCATTTTTTAGCGATTCTACGTATCCTTACCCAGCTACAGAATCAACCACTCGTGCACATATTGAAGGATGGAAGGCCTTCTTTAGCGGAAACTATTGTGTATTCGCTCATGATAACCCGGCTTTTGCGACTGCCATCGATAACGATGAAGACTATCAAAAATATGTTGGGATTATTGCAACTTCTTTAAAAGCAAATGATGTGAACCAACTAAGGCAATTTTTAAATGGTATAAACGTTGTAAAGGAATCCAATTTAGAAAAAACAAATATTCTAGGTAGATTAAAGATACTCTTGAGTGCCGTTGGCGATGGTGTTGTGTTGGTTCCAGAAGCAGATACCAACCTATCCACACCGATCTTGTATGGCACAGATCATGCTCAAAATAATGTGCTTTGGGCCTTTTCTCGAGGAGGTACAGCGACCGTCAAAAATGTTGTGGCAACAGATACCAGTACTACATCGTTGTATCCTGGTGGTATAACAATTGGCGGTGGAATACGAATAAAAAAGTATTTAGTTGGTTCTGCAACTTTAGACTTTGGTACAGTCAGCACAGGTTCGTTTAAAGAATTAACCATACCAGTAAGTGGGGCCTTAGTTGGCGATAGCGTGGTTTGTAATGCATTTGTTCAACCTTCAAGAATGATTGACTATAAAGCTTTTGTGTCGGCTGCGGGTATAGTCACAATCTGTCTTAAGAACGGTACTGCTGCTGATATCGTAGTTGGATCTACGACTTGGTATGTTGATGTTACAAATAGATAATAAAAGGAGGTATAGAAATGGCTATATTGAAAACTATTGAATTGGACTCAGGCATAAATGTGAAGAACGCCTATGCGAGGGTTGATAACAGAAGCGGAGGAAACAAAACGAATTTAACTTTTGCGCTTAGTTATTATATTAATCAACAAGCTTTTGAAGAAGGTAAATCTCTTGTCAAACAAGAATATTTCACATTTGAATCTTCAGTGGCCGATGATGCACCAAACGACATTAAACAATGTTATGAATATTTAAAAAGTTTAGAAGAGTTTGAACATGCGATTGATGTTCTTGAATAAACGGATCATACATCGCACCACCTAACGAAAGGAGGACACTATGCAAATCAGTGAGATCATATCCGAAGCAGATCTTTTAGTTCCTAATCAACTCACGACAGCGGAAAAGGTTATGTTTCTCAATAACATTGAACATGATTTTTTTAACGTTGTGAAAATACCTCTCATTTTGTACTTCTCTACATCGAAAGACCAAAGCACTTACGTAATTAACAACATCGTTCGCGCTAAAAACATTGATATTGTGCATGTTGGAGTTATCAAGTATAAAGAATTGTTGCCTAATACGCCAAACCCGCTACAGAACACGTATGTATTCGATGATTACTCAAGTTCTATTGTCTTAAATCCTGCCCCATATCAAGAAGGATTAAAGGGATTTTTAAGATACTTTTATATCGCAGTGAATACATTCAGTGCGTTGGATTTGAATGTAGTACCAGAAGCGCCGCCTGAATACCATTGGACATATTCCTTAGGGCTTGCTTCATACATCGCGAATGCTATGGACGATATGAACAAAGGTTCTTTTTATGAGGCGCAATATCTCAAAGTATGGGATACAGCTGCAAGGCAATACGCGGGGGTGGAGACTAATGGTTAACTATGTACCTCGTGGGATTCCTGCTATTGCTGAGCCACTCCCAGGTATTCAGGAGCCTATCAGCATCAGGCAGTGGCAGGGATTGAATACCTTTGATCCATACTCAATAGCTGAATCCCAACTTACTGACATGTCCAATATGAGCACAAGCGATTACCCTGCCCTCTCAGTGAGGACGGGGTTTTCTGTTTTAGGTACATTTGGCAGCAGAATATTAGGGATGGGCGCGTGGAAGAGTGAGCTTCATGTAATCGCCAATGACGGGGGATGGCATCGGTGGAATGGAAGCACATGGACAACGCTACTTACTGGACTTGATACGTCAGCTGAGTGGTCTTTTACGGTGTTCCAAGGTGATGAGTGGGCTGATATTAACCTAATCGGTGTCAATGGTATTGTTGCTAAGCGCTATGATGGCTCAACAGTCGTTGATCTTGCAGGAGTTCCAGCAGGAGCTAAATATATAACCACCTATGAGAATCGCATGTGGGTTGCTTTTAAAAACGAAATACGCGCCTGTGCCTTGGATCAACCGGAGAAATGGGATCTATTTGAAGGTACTGATGAGGATAGCTACGGTAGAGTGATTGAAAGCACGCGTGGTGAAAATGTAAACATGCTGAATGGCAGTCTTACAAAGCTAACCATAGGGATGCCTAACAGCCTACACGAACTATATGGCGGCGTACCTTCAAGCTTCGTCACAAAGCTCATTACCGACAACGTTGGAGTGTTAAATAACAAATCTGTTTCGGCACAAGATGGTATCATGCGCATCATCGACCAGAGGGCTATATACGATTACGCTGGCGGCAACCTTCCTAATCAGGAGTTTTCGCAGATTGTGGGTGGTTATCTGAATTCGATGGATGCTAATACATCTTCTGGATCAGACCCGGATCTGATGTATTTTCGCACACATACCAATGAAATCATGGTTTATGACTCGCGTACAGGTGTAGGCTGCTGGAGTAGATGGACTAACATTGATCCCACGTTCTTCCTGCTGCTAGATGATGTGATGTACATCGGTGATAGCCTAGGACGAGTACTTAAACTGGATTCCTCCACCAATGATGCAGGATCTCCTGTAAGCTGGTCTTTCACCACCAAGCCATTTACCAACCCTACAATGTCACAACGTCAGCGGTGGCTTAAATTGTGGCTCTACGCTGAGATTCCAGTAGGAACAACCATTAACATCTATCTATCTACCACAAAGGACGGAAATGACTTCACCCTTGTACACACCGTTACTGGATCAGGTTCAAAGGTTGAGCGCATTATCATCCCGGTGCGTAGCGTAGTTCTCGAAAATACAGTCAGAGTCAAGATATCCGGCACCGGATCAGCGAAGATACACGAATTAGTTCGCCAAATCAGACAGCTATCACTATTTTAGGAGGCTTATCATGGGTATATGGAAAATGTCTCAACTAAAAGCACCACCACAAACTAACGATGCAGGAGAACTGCGCGAGTATATTAAATACTTCTCGAATCAGATAGCTATCATGTTGAAGGATCTTGATTTCACTTTGAATGGTGATATCAATTTTCAAAATGTGAAAGCTAAGTCCATAACCGCTGACCGTATGGATGTCCAAGAATTGTCTGCAATAGTAGCTAATTTAGGACACATCACAGCTGGACTTATCGAGTCCGTTCAGATATTTGGTAGTTATATAGCGACGCGGAATGGTGCTTTCCCAAGGGCTGAGATTAATAATACTGGTGATTTGTTGGCGGTTTATACGGATGCGAATAATTACTTGACGATTGAGCCAGGGATCACAGGTGAGCCAACGGTAACTATTAGGAAGTCCGGGGCGGTGTCATTAATTCTCGGTCCTGCGTTTGGATTAACCGGACTTTTAGCGAGTACACCAATAGTACTAGGTACGCAAAACGGAAATACAAACATAGTGTGTGGTGATTCAGACGATGTAATTATTCCTTCATGGTCTCAGTTTAAAAACACAGAAACTGGAACTTCTCTTCAAGCAGAATTAGACTCTATTAGAGCTGAATTAGCTGGAAAAGCTGATATTTAACACTCTGTATAAATTCCTATTGTGATGGTACAATTAGGAAAAACTGTTACGGAGGTTGTCGAATCATGAAAAAGATAATTACAGGAGCAATTGCAGGGGCGCTTTTGCTAACAAGTGTATCAGTATTTGCAGATAGCGCTAGTTTAGTAGGGAAAAAAGTTCAGGGATTGTTCACAGTTGAACAAAATGGAACCAAAATAGCAGAGGCTGTTATCATTGATGGCGTTGCATATGCTCCAGTAAGAGCAGTTTCTCAAGCTGCAGGTGTTCAATTAACGGTAGAAGGGAAGAAAATCATAATGAACGAGGCTATAGAACCAACACCAACTCCTGCCGCAACTTCTGTTACAAATAGACCTACAATTTCAGAAGAGCAGGCTAAGGAAAATAAAATAGTATCTCTTACAGGGAAATTAGCTACGTTATCTGGGAAAATCGCAATGGCAGAAGCTCAACTCAAAGATAAACCAGATAACGCTGAATTGCAGCAGAAAGTCATTGATCTGAAAGCAGAGTATGCCACACTTGAATCCCAACTTGCAGATTTGAAAGGATAAATATAAATGAGCATTAGAACATCTGCATCTTTATTTATATTTTCCTTAATTATTTCTTTAAGTTCTGCTTTGTATTTTTTCACACAGTATCGTGATGAAATTGATAAAACACCTTTCAAGTATGAGGAAATACAAGCTGAATATGACAACGAAGCAGAAAAAATATTGCAAGCTAATGGTCAGATATGGCAGGACATGCTGGATGAGTTTGTGGAACTTGGAGGCAATTTGGATGATTTATCGAAATATGATGATCTGCGTTTTGTAACAAATGGAGTAACAAGTAATGAGTTATTGAATTCTATCGATCATCCAGACTTGTTATCAATTAGCTTGCCTAAACCTCCATCTGGCGAAGAATTAAAGGAATTGATTGATCAAGATGTCAAAGTGCTCAATGACGAATTAGATTATAAAATTAATATTATTATCTTTGCTGAAGTGATATTTACACTGTTATTAACATTATTGTTCATATCAACAGGGAAATTACGAGAAAGAAAAAAGACAGCACCCAACAAAGGCACGGTCTGATATAATCGTATAGTACAACACACCTTGAGTGGGTGGCCTTCTCCGAAAGGAGGTGAGGCCATGAACATTTCGTTCGGTGAATTATTAACCTTCGGGATCTTTCTCGTAGCGTTACTAACTTATATCGACAAACGAAAATGACCCACTCGTAGGTTTCCGCCAGAGGTGGGTCATTCTTTGGATTAAGCTTCATCCGAGGGTTAACCAACTCAAGATGTTTGTGCTGGAGACGGTTGGTGGACCGTCTCTATTTAAGTTTATCTTAGCACATCAGTTTTTATACAACAAGGTTCCCATAATCCTTTTTGTCTCTATCTGTAGTGAGTTCTCATAATAAAATTTCCTCTGGGAGATTCTGTTTACAAAAGAGTATTGTTGGGTTATTTTTATCTATCGACAAGCAAATATAACTGCGCAAAGCATAAAAGACCTTACTCATAAGAGCAGGGTCTTTTGTTTTCCCGATTTGAAATCGGTAATTTACTCGGCTGATTTTTCAGCAGCTAATTCAAATCAAAATTGAGTTGAATTCACCTGACTTCTCAGGGCTATTCTGGCTCCTGAACTTTCAGGAGTGTGAAAAGGACCACCGGATTAGCGGGAGTCCTTTTTGTTATCTTACAGCGAACGATAATCTTCCCAAAATTCATGATACATCTTATTATCGTTTTCTTGATATGTGTCATAAATTTTAATCCAATATTCTTTATCGACTTCATACTCATCATATCCAGGAACCTTGATTATGTGGTCATAAAACATATTAAATGCTTTTTCTTCTTTTTGTTGAGCTTCTTTCAAATGATCTTTATAGCGACGAATCATTTTCATTCTTTTTTCAACATCTTCTTCTGGGTTCTCTAACATGTTTTCGCTGTATTCCAAATCTTCTTCTGCTTCAATTCGAATTCTTCTTGCTTCAGCATAGAGTTCGTAAAGATTACCTCCACGAGAATCCTCAATATTGTACCCAATAAAAAAGTCTAGAGATTCTTCTAATATGTGACGAAGCAATCTCAGTGTAGATAGGCTTGGTTCTCGTCTTCCAGTCTCAATATTCGAATATCCTTGTTGCGACATACTGACTTTTTCGGCAACTTCTTTTTGACTTAAATTCTTTAATTCTCTTGCATAGCGAACACGTTCAGAAAATAAACTCAAAATAATCACTCCAATATGTTGCTTTATACTTCAAAACGTTGTATCATAACCTCATAAGGTGGTGGTAAATCATGGCACAACCAAAAACAAGATTAGAAAAACTGCGAAAACTAAACTTCTTATCCCAAAAAGAAGTCGCAGAGGAATTGGGCGTATCTCAACAATTCTATTACAAGATAGAGTCAGGTAAAGCTCGTCTAAATATTGAGATGGCTAAATCATTAAAGGGAATATTTCATCTACAAACTATTGATGAGCTAATTGAAGAACAAATTGAAGAAGCAGTATAAAACATAATGTTGTATCTTCACTATTTTACACATTTGTATTATTCAAAACAAGGAGTGAAATGATGAATGAGTTATCAAAAAGCTTGGATGTAATAACAGCAGAGATAAACAGCTATAAACAAGTTGCTGGCCAGTCGTTGTTTGAGATTGGGAAGCGACTACAACACGTGAAAGAGAATGACTTGGCACATGGGGAATGGGAATCGTGGCTTAAATCAATTGACCTAGTACCACAAACGGCAAGAAAGTTTATCCAGGCATACGAACAATTCGGAAATCGCGCGATGTCGAGCGATTTGCCAACTGGGAAACTTTTCGAAATGTTATCCCTTCCAGAAACAGTTGACAGAGAAGAATTTATTAAACAAGTACATGTTATACCTTCTACTGGAGAGACAAAAAGCGTGGATGAAATGACAGTTAAAGAATTACGAGAAGTTAAGAAATCTCTAAACGATGCTAAAAAAGAAAAGGAATTGGCAGAGCAAAGAGCTAAAAGCGCTGAGTTTGAACTTCGTAATGCCAATAATGAAAAAGCGAAATTCGAAAGAATGTGGAAAGAAGAGAAAGACAAGCCTACTCAAGTTATTACCGAAATTAAAAAAGAAGTTGTTACGCCTGATGACTATGAGGAATTGCAAAAACAAGCGTTTTTAGCCCAGAAACTAAACAATGAAGTCGTTTTGTTAAAACGAGCTGCAAATGATATGAGGGCACAATATGAAGATAAGCTTACTACTCAAAATAAAAAAGATAGCAGCACTAGAGAATTACAAAAGTATCTTTCTGAACAACTAAGAGCACTGACGATGAATCATGACAGCGCGATTCTTAATTACAAAATAATTCAAGGTGATCGTGAAGCTCATGAAATTGTAATGAAATTCCTAAGTAAGTATGAAGAGATAATTAAAAGACAAGTAGCAGAGTGGGATGAACTAACTTCATTAAAAGCAGTCAAATAAATTTTAAGGGAGAGATAATAATGTTAAATAAAGAACCGGATCGTTTTATGGCGTTGCTTCAAGCAAGTGAAAATCTTCTTGGTAAATTGCAAATTCACGATAATGAGATACAAGATACTAAAAAAAGATTATCCATGATCGAAAGCCGGATGCCAATAAATTCTCGTAATGCTCTGAACATTCGTCGGAGGGTAGTAGTTCACGTATCAAAGATATTGGGATCAAGTAAACATCCTGAATACAGAAAAACAATTTCCCGGTTGTGGCATGATTACTGGCAAGTATTTGGTGTAACATCCTACCATGATACTCCAGCCGCCCTATATGATGAAGCCATTGCATACATTGATTCTTGGAAACCGATTTCTATCGTAAGCGATAAATCAGCGTAAAGGAGGATAATTAATATGAATGTTAAATCTATCGAGTCTAAAGCGCATGAACTTAGAGAACAATTGGGCGGAAATATCTTTTCTTTTCCTATAGAAGAGGACAACCCTTTATCTTTATATGCTGTAGCTATATTTAGTGGTGAACAATTAGCTACATTCCCTGATCCAATGACAATTGAAGAAGCTGCCGCAGGAATTTCAATGACATTAGAAGAGTTAGGAAAGATGGGGAGAGACTCTGATTACGATAGAAATGTAAGAATGGTATCATACGATGCGCAAATGAATGGACCGAGCGTGACTATGAGAAGATTACGTAAAGCTGAAGAAGGATATCAAAAAGTAATGAATACGAATATTGAGGATTTTATACCAAGCGATGATGGTTATAACATGACTGCTAGAGGACTCATAAAGTTGAGTTATGAATTAGTAAAAAAAGAAAAGAATCAAAAAGCTGGAGAATTTATGGATGAGTACTACAAACTATTATCATTAAGAAAATACGGTAAAACTGCCGCAGCTATTAAACAGGAAGTAAGAAGAAAAGATAAAGTCGAGGTAACTGAGTGGATTAACAAGACATATGAAAAATATATTCACGGAGATAATGAGGTATTTGGAATCTTAGACAAAATCAGAAAAAAATCACCTACTCCCCGCCAAGAGAATTAGGTGACTCACTCACAGAGGGCAAAGCCCTTACATACACATTGTACCATCCCCACATCACAGAGTAAACGGTCTTGCCCTCTACTACAGGAGGGAAATGATGCAAAATGTACCGAATAGCTTGACACAGGGTAGTATCATAGACTCACTAGGTCCGATGGACTCCGAAGGCTATATAAAGCTACGTGAAAAGATAGTTTCCATGAATGATGTGACATTTGAAAGCATTATATTATCGCTTGACCGTACGATCGGACTTATAAACTAATCCAAGGGTGCTCCTAACAGAGCGCCCTTTTTATATACACTCTCACTCAAGGAGGTCTACCATGGCACAGAGTATGTTTAATCTCGATACCATCCGCAAGGCTAAGCAGTCCTATAAGGCTAATCCAACGACAACGCCTAGCACAGGCTCACGTGTAAACCCTTTTCAAGCGATGTCACAGGCTACAAGCTTAGTGCCAACAAAGACTATGACACCTACTACAGCTGCAAGTGCTGCGCAGAAGATGGTAGCAGCAACAACTACGCCATCACGCACAGAGCAGACCCTTGGCAACATATCTAGTGCTGTGAACACACCATTTACCTATGATGCTGAATCAGACCCAGCTTATCAGGCGGCTGTTAAGGCGGCACAACAGAACTTAGCAGTGAATCAGAAGAACACTAACGCTCAGCTCAGAGCCACGGGGCAAGGTAAATCCTCGTACTCCGAGACGGTAGCGAACCAATTGGCGAATCAAACCACTGAAAATATAGCGAATAACATTTTGCCGCAGTATGCACAGCAAGCTTATGGAAGATATCAGGACAACATAGCTAATCAAGGTAACTTATACGGTCTGCAATATCAGCAAGACGTTACCACGCCGCAGAATGAAGCACAGCTTACAGGTAACTATCTACCTCCTGAAGCCAAGACAGCGATAAATAATCTTTTGGGTCTTAAAACCCAAGCAGAGACGAAGGGTATCACCGCTGGAGAACGTTCTGTACTCAGTACAGAGGCTGATAAATTACGCTCACAACTTAAGTCACTTGGTATTGATCCAAGCTTCTACGGGGCTGATAAGACAGCAGCACAAGCTAGTTCAAACAATCCGGGTATCCGTACTCTTGCTGGACAATCGCAGGACTTATCTGCTCAGGCTCAAGCATTAGCTAAACAGGAACAAGAATACAACCAAGGAATTACAAACGCGCAGCTCACCGGAGTGATGCCAGACGGATCCAAGACAACTGCCGAGCAACAGCGTCAGCTCACCAATCTTTGGACGGTGGCAGAACAAACAGGATCTATCCCTGATGGATTAGCTACTATGTATGGTCTACCTAAAGGTACAGAGACGCTTGCAGCTAAACAATTCGCTCAGCAGTTGGCAATTAGTCAGCAGAATGCAGACACTTCATCTGGAAGCCTTGAACTGAGCCGGGATAATGCTGCTTGGGATCAACAAACATCGATCATTGACGCAGAAGCAAAAGCACAGCAAGCCGCAGCGAAAACTATGACACCGCAGGATTATGCGAAATCATACGTTAACCCAATAGCCAAGTACAAAGATGGAAAAATAACAAACAAGAATGACGTAATTGCAGCAATCAGTATGGGTGCAGGAAGCTACACGGATGCTCAGTTAGATCAATTGTTCAATCAATACCAAATTACTGATACTGATGTTAAAGCATACCAAAAGGCGTACGGCTTGGGGGAGTAACGACCCCTACAGCTTCGGGGGCATCACTTAATAAGAAGCTGAGCGGCGTTTTGAGTTCATCTGGCGATTTATTCGCTGCCGCTGGTAAGAAGTACGGAATTGACCCTGCTTTACTTGCAGCAATTGCTATCCATGAAACAGGTAATGGAACAAGTAGCGCGGTTAAGAACAAAAACAACGTCGGTGGAATGATGGGCAGTAACGGTCTTATGACATTCTCAAGTTTACAAGAGGGAATTGATAAGATGGCATCTAACCTTAAGCGAAACTACATCGACAAGGGATTGACAACGATTGAACAGATACAAAAGAAATATGCTCCTCTGGGCGCCGGGAATGACCCGACAAATTTAAATAGCCATTGGGTAAACGGGGTTACAAAGTATTATAAATCTCTTTCGAGTTAAGGCGGTGTACCGATGGGAAAGTATGACGAACTACGTAAAATAGCAGCGCAACCAACATCACAACGCACCGCTGACAATATCGAAGCGTACAGAGCGGCAGTTACTCCGGTTCCTGCTGCTTCTGAACCTACAGATCTAGGCACGAAATACGATTTCTTACGTAATCCGCAAAAATATGTTGAACAGAATAAACTACTAGCTGAACAACAGGCAACACAAGCGGCAGCAGATAAGAAGGCGATCACTAGTCAAGTGCTCAAAGACACCTTAAACAGTGTGATGAAGCCCGTAAACACAAAAACCGAAACAAAGAAAACAGTAGACTTCAAACAAGATCAAGCGAACCAAAAGGCGGCGGCAACAGTGGCCCCTAATCTGTTCGCAGGAAAAACACTGGCTCCGGTTACACCTAATATCACCAATGACATTAGTTCTACGTTGCAGGGTAAAGTTCCCGCAGCTTCTTTATTGCAGCAAACAGGAAAAGGTCCTGCTAACGCTTCGCAAATTCGCGGGATATCTGAGTATGATACAAGAGAAAAAAGAATAGATGAAACGAATATTCCTGAAGTACTGAAATTGCCATCAAGGGCAATGAATAAACTTGCATTTGATACCCCCTTGGGATTGGCTATATCAAGAGCTTTTTCTGGAAACTCTGGTGTAACTAGTCGTGACAGTACAGGAAACAAAACGGTAGATAAGATAACTGACGTAGTAAATGATTTAGTTACACCTCTTATAACTCCTACTGGCGCTCCTCTTGGGCAAGGTATTTTTGGATCAACTTATGACGCAACCGGAAAGCTTCTAAGTGGAAAAGCTGGTCAACGTTTATTACAAGGAGCTAGTAAGGTGATACCAGGGTCGCAAAATGTAGCTAAAGTAGCTGCTACAGAAGGTATAGCAGGATCATTGCAAGGTGTAGGTTTCGGATTGCAACAAGGTCAAGATAGTGGAAATGAGATTGCTCGCAACGCGTTTGGGGGTGCTGCTGCTGGTCTTGTTCTTGGTGGAGCAAGTGCGGCTTTGGGAGAACTTGGAGCATCTTTATTAAGTCGTTTTCGTAAAAGTGGTATCCATGAGTCTGAAATTGCAGAAATCGCACCTGAACTGCTTGCTTTACCCGAAGCTAACCCTAGAACAGTGCGCAAGCAGTTAGCTGGAGAGATTAAAACAACTCCATCTGGTGACACAATATCGACTCCGTACACCTTCCGTTTAAACGAAGCAACGCCTGAAACGGCAGCGGCCACAGCGAATCGTCAAGCGATGAAAAACTATGATCCGATAGAACTTAGTACAAAGTACGCACAAGACGTTATCGACGAATATAAAACACTGAAAGAAACGAATGCCAAGAAAATTAGCAACAAGAAGCTATATGAACAAGCTAGACAAAACGTAGACGCTAGGCGTGTTACAGACGATCCGATTGTAGAGAGTAAGCTTAAGGACACCAATATAAAAGCAACGGAACCAGCGCCATATACAGAGCCTGTGATCCGCAATCCAGTGCAAGAGTTGTCCCGTGAGCAGCAGATACAAAACAAAGTGAACGCAGGGGAGTTTTTGCCGCAGGAAGATATTGATTTCTTGCTCAGTGGTAAGTATGACAAGTCGAAGGCTTTCCCTGATGAAACACCAACGACTTCAACATATGTTAAACCAAAATCAAAACTTGTTCCTAAAACGGAGATCAAGCCAGCTAAGCCAAAGGCAAAGCTTAAGCCAGTGAACAAAGAGGTAGCAGCAACTACAGAAGTGGCAGCCACTAAGACTCCTAAAAAGAAAGTGGTTGGCGAACGCGGTTTCTCTCAAACGCTTAAAAACTCTGAGAAGACACCGGAAGGATTCACATCTAAACTCGACACGAAGTACGATCCGACCACTAACCGTGGGGATTTGGCTAAAGCAGAGGAACGTTTAAAGGATCGTGCAGATGCTACAAGATTCATCCTTGAGGATACTAAGGGTGGCATGACTTCTGAACAGTCCATCACAGCCCAACGTTTAATCGACACACATATTAAAGAAGGGAATATCCAAGCAGCTGAGAAAATGGCAGATGCATTGTTGAAAGAATCAACACGCAGTGCGCAGTTTCTACAGTCGTTGTCAACGTACAACAAGCTTTCTCCAGAAGGCGTTTATATGGTGGCTAAACGTTACGCCAATAAGATCAATGAAACCTCTTCTAAGATCGCTAAAAAGGCTGAGGTTACAGCACTAATGGCTGATGATCTCCAAGGTTTGGCTACTATCAATCAGAAAATGACAGGCGTAAAAGACTTATCCAACGATGCTGTAGACATTCTCAAACGTGCTAAGGCTGGCGAAACATTGACAGATGCTGAGACCTCCGTTATTCAAAAGTTCGTTGAAGAGTCCAAACAGTTCATAAAAGAGTCTGGTAAGGAATACAAACCTAAAGCGCCTAAGATTCCAAAGGATAAAAAGGTCAAAGATAACGTTATGAAGTTCCTTGATGCGCAGGAAGCAGCGGCAAAAGAACGCCTGAGAGCCAAAGGGGTTCGCGTTAGTTCGACTCCACTTGATATCTGGGCTGATTACGCAGTGATTGGCGCGGCTAAGATGGGGAGAAACATCATCAACTTTGCAGATTGGTCAGCGCAGATGGTTAAGGACTTAGGCGAAGATATTCGACCACAACTCAAGTTTCTTTATGAGAAATCACGTGAAGTCTATGAACTATCCAACAAAAAAGTGACTTCTCAGTCCGTAGCATCTGCTGAACGATTAACCCATAAGTTAATAAACTCCAAACAACTGAGTGAACATGAAGCGAATTCACTGCTTAAACTGGCTTCTCAAGTAGATGAATTGTCCGGTGAAGCGAAAAGAGTAGCTTCCCAAGATTTACAGGTGATTCTGCAAAGCTTGGATAACCCATCACTTGGTAAGAAAATATCAAGCGCCCAGACACAGGCTCAACTTCTGAACCCTAAAACTCAGGTTCGTAACGTGTTAGGTAATGAGTTGTTTTATCGTTTGGAAAGAATCAGTAAGTACGTTTCTACGCCAATTGACATCGCGCGTTCAAAAATTACCGGATCTGATCGGACGGTGACATTCAGAACAAACAATCAAGGCAAGTATTGGGAGAACTTTATTGAAGGCGGATCTGCAGGTTGGAGAGGCGTTAATATCAATGGTATAGAGACTCAGTACGACTTAGCAAGTCCAGCATTCAAAGGGAAATACAACCCCTTGAAATACACCGAAAAGGCATTAGGAGCCGCGCTGAGAAGCTTTGATAACGCTGCTTACTCCAGAGCTATGAATAAGACACTAGGAGAACTTGGGACACTTGATGCAATTAATAGTGGCGTTAAACCTACTAAGGAATATGTCCAAGAGTTTATCCGTAATGCAGATGAAAACATAAATAAAATTGCATCTGAGTATGGTAAGTACGCTACGTTCCAAGATAATAACGCACTAGCTACTGGGTTTACCAAATTTAAAAGAGGTCTTAATTTCGGTAAAGACTTTGGTCTCGGTGATCTGATTATCAAATACCCTAAAACTCCAGGCGCTTTGCTCATGAGGGCTTTAGAATACAGTCCTGCAGGATTCCTGAGAACCATAGGTATGATTGCAAAACCTATGTATAAAAATGGAGTAGAAAGCAATCCGCGAGCAGTAGTAGAAGGTTTATCCCGAGCAATTGTTGGTTCTGGCGGTCTGAGTATGCTCGGTTACTTCTTGATGGATAATAAAATCCTAACAGGAACAGCTAGTGGTGATAAAGATATTCGATCACTCCAAGCACAAACAGGAAAAGGGGCTTATCAAGTCAACTTATCTGCTCTGTATCGCTTCGTTAAATCAGGGTTTAATGAAGAAGATGCAAAGATTAAAGAAGGAGATAAGCTGTACAATTACGATTGGATGCAGCCTGTATCGGTAGCTATAGCACTTGGAGCAAATGTAAAAGGAAATATTGAAGGAAGTTCAAAAAAGGGAGTCGGTTCATCTGCTGCTGGACTGATTTATGACAGTACGGCGGGTGCAGTGAATACCATGGCTGAACAATCTTTATTAAAAGGCGTACAGGACGCTTTGTCCGGTTATACAGGCCAAACGACCACAGATAAGATCGTAAGCATAGTCGCGGACCTGCCATCTTCGTTCGTGCCGACGCTATCCAATCAAATCAAACAGTCTGGAGACAACACAAAGCGCGAAACATACTCACCTTCAACTGGAGAAAAGGTGTTGAATACCGTTAAAGCCAAGATTCCCGGTCTTGCTGAGACACTGCCTAAGAAGTACGACACTTTGGGTCAAGAACAAACACACTATCAAGATGGAAATGCCTTCAATATCTTTGCGAATCCGGGATTTCCAGCCAACTATAAGCTTTCCGATGAAGCTCGTAAAATAGTAGACCTTATCGCTGCTACTGGTGACGAAACACTAGCTCCGCGTGTGCCAGGTAAGACAATCAACGGCGTGAAACTGACAGGAAAAGAGTACTCCAGATTCTCACAACTCCAAGGGGAGGAAACCAAACGTCTCGTATCTGAACTTGATACATCAATGAGCTTAGATGATCAATCAAAGGCAATGGAGAAGATCCTAAAAGAAGCTGCTAAGTCCGCCAAGGAAAAGATGGTCAATGAATTCCCAAGGTTGGGTGATTAAATGATTGAATATGATGAAAGCGAACTAAGACAATCAGCAGTATCGGAGGATCTACTATATCTGATACTGCTTTTTCATGGACCCGAAGTTAAGGATCTCTTTTTATACGGCGGTGAAACTATTGTGGAGTGTACTCGAGACGCTGTATGAAATTGCTTACTACCTATTAAAAAACATGGAGTCTCTCAAGTGGGAGGCTCTTTTGTTTTACCTTTTCTACCTATTCGGGAAACGGTCAGGAATGAAGATGTTCAAGAGATTTCTCACCGCGCACTTCCCATATCTTGCAGATGAAAATGAGGACTGGCGAAGATGGGCAACAAACCAAATCGAATTGTTAGGTGGGCGAAAATGGCAGCCGACGAAATTGTATGGTCGTACGAAACAATTAAAGAGACTGGATCGGAAGAGCTCAACTACATTATCGAACTTATCACAGGGGGCAGAAGCCCCGGAAAGGCTGTTCAACATGAACAAGATACTAATAGCAACCGATGATGGACATGGAATGGAAACCGCAGGGAAACGCACACCTCAGTTTGCTGACGGTACGTATATGAAGGAAAACGAATTTAATCGTGCAGTTATAGATAAGCTTAACGTCCACTTGAAGCGAAATAACTTTGATGTGATCCATGTATCTGCAGGAGATACGGACGTACCTCTTAAAACCCGTACGGACCTAGCCAACAACAAAATCCCTAATGGGTTCGGGCGTAAAGCAGATGCTATCATATCCGTACATGCTAACGCAGCAGGAAGCACTTGGAACAGTAAGGTGAAAGGAATTGAAATCTATTACCGCGCTGGCTCAAAGGAAGGTAAGAAGCTCGCGCAGGACGTACAGGAGTATCTTGTAAAGGGCACTCCATTGATCAATCGCGGACTGAAGACGGACAACCTACACATCACGCGTGAATCCAAGATGCCAGCGATACTAATCGAGGGTGGATTTATGGATAATCCCGATGAAGCCATACTTCTGATGTCTGATGCATACCGGGAAGAATGTGCTGAAGAGATCACGCGCGGTCTATGTCAGTACTTTGGTCGAACTTATATAGAAGTAACACCACCAGCCCCACCACTTCCGGTCGGCGTCAATGCGGTTAGCATTGTGATCGGCAGCAATGATCCGTACAGCGGTCTGCTTATCAACGGAAGCAGCTGGGTGCCAGCCAAAGAGGTTCTGACTGTACTCGGTGTGAAAACGTGGATGTTCCAGAAGAAATCAATTTATATCGGTGAATCTTCGGTAGAAACAAAAATAATAAACAACACTAGTTATATAAAATCCGTTGATCTCGTATCTCTCGGCATTCTGAAAGGGGTGTTTTTCGATCCAAATGTCGTAAACACCAAACGAGTATTACTATTCCCTAAGGAGGCTGTTTAACCATGAATGACATGCTGAATCAAGTAATGGTGTTTGCTTCGGTGTTGGCTGCAATCGTGTTGGCGTTCCTGCAGTTGGTTAAGACTACCGTCAGCGTACCGAAGAACCTAATTCCTATCATCGGACTTGTGATCGGTTTGTTGGCTGGATACCTTGGATATATCTTCACCGACCTTGAAACGGTACCTAGACTATGGGCAGGTGCATTCGCCGGGCTATCATCTACAGGAATCTTCGAGCTGGTGAAGAACAATCCCGGTCACACCAAGTAACGACTAAAAGCCCTTGCCTAGCGCAGGGGCTATTTTTGTTTATAATGGTGGTAAGGAGTGATTACATGCCTATACAACCAACTCTCATAACTATACCGATGGCTGAACATGTTTCTTCATATATACTCAATCGCGGAGGATGGCCAGACTGTACGCCTCATAAAATACTCGAACGGGCAACAAGCTACGAAGAATTACATAAATGGATGAGCATCGCAACAAAATCCCCGATAACACCATTTCCGCCTAAACCCAAACAATCAGATGTATTCTACGTGGTCCACGAAGGAATTTCATATTGTTACATTTACATAAATGGAGAATGGAAACTAGTTGATGCCGCACCTACATGGTTGCGGTAA